GGGTAAAGCATGTTTCAATAACGTTCTGTCTTGCATATTAGCAATCGAAACTGTAAAATCACTGGATTCAGCAATGTCAAACACGTGAATGTAATTTACATTGTATTCATTAGACAAAAGGAAGTTGGGATCGTAAGCTACTTTTATTCTGCCCTTGTGAAAAGCTGATGCAACAACTTGAAAACGGAATCTTATAGATCCTGTCCAATACTTAAAAGGAAGTGCTGCAACAGCCATGGGAGGCAAATGATACTCAGTCACTGTATCTACAGTAGTTTCTGACCATAGCATAGGTGACACAACAGTGTTCCATATCAAGCTCTCTCCTGGAGAGGATGTAAACCATACAAACTTGGTTAAATAACTCTCGCGCTGTGAAATAGATTTAATTGCTAATACGTCAGTATTTTCCTGCAGTCCAGATATTTTAGGATCAATGGTCAATTCTTGTTTACTATCAACGGACAATTTAGCAGCCAAATCAGGAGTATCAGTACTACATATGTTGGCGCAAGGCTTGACTACAGAAAAATGTGGTTCAGTTATGACGGTAGGTCTAGCATATCCGAAACACTTGCTAACAGCAGCAACAGTGTTTAAAGCTTTTTCTGTGGCCATAGCATAAGGTCCTATAACAGGAATCGAAGAAAGCATACCCATAGACTTTGCTAGAGCAGAAGCTGGCTTGGAAATAACTCCAGACTTAGCCTCATCAATTTCTCCTGACTGCGGAGCCAAAGTAAATGGCTCTATTGATGTTAAACCAGAAAGTTCTACATCTTCAGCCCATGCAAAGACACTGATTGTAACGTTTTCCGATGCAGCGTTAGCATGCTTCAAATTTGTCACAGATCGCAAGTATAAGCGTCCCATGTTAACCCAATTGGCTGCAGGTATATCTAGATTATTAAAATAATAAAAGAAAGGCAAAACTAATTCGCCACCAGCAGATAATGTTGGATTCAAAAAGACATGAGGTAACTGGGAAACTTGCATCAAGTCAGAAGGTATAACGGCTCGATTAGTATTCAAGAAATTCCTATTTGCCAAAGGCATATATGCCGCTATTGCTCGGCCATAAA